TCATTAACAACAATATGTAATCTATTGTCTGCGTAATGAACTCCAATGCCATACGAGTCTTCATCAGAGTAGTACTGAAGATCGTTAGCGTAAGGGAACGTGCCATCTTGATAAGGATTAGATAAATCTACTCTAACTAATGCTGCATTAAATGTACCAAGTGATTCATTCGCTACTGCGGTAGCAGCCCAAATAAATTTATCATTGGCTACAATACCTTTAATGCCTTGATTGGTATCAAAAAGAATAGGTCCTAATGTAACAGAACCATCACTGGCTACAGTTCCAATACGTAAGCCTTTGTTAGTACCAATAGCAAGATAGCCAAGGTAAAAATTCATGCAATTAATAATTTCACCATAAGGTAACTGAACAACTTGAATAGCAGATGCTGGATCTGGTGCTAAGGTTTCATCACTAAATGGAATAGCCCAGATCTCCGAGTCTCCACCAGCATAACCACCAGCGTAGATAAATCTATTGCCACCTTCAATTGTGTTCCATACAAAGTTAGGGTTAATGTGACGCTTAGATAAAGTTTCGTCTAATGTTTCATTACCAGTATGTGCAAAGTTCTTAACAGTTACAAGATCAGTTGGAACTGGAAGATAAAATATTCTTTCAGCCTCACCAAACATAATGTAACCCTTGGTGTACTTAATTGTATGCAAGCCACCAGTAGTGTGGCGAGCAAGAATTAAATCATAGTAGTTAACTCCACCATCAACTAATACTGGAGTACCATCTATTCTTCCAATGTGAATAGCCTTATCGCATACTGCATAGTAACGAGTACCATCTGATGTAACAGACTTAAAAGGATTAGAAGATGTATGATCTACATGCAGTGGGTAATTAGTTGCAGTTACTGGATTGTTACCATTTAGTCTTAACTTTTTAAGAACACCATTACTATCACCACTAATTATGTATTCAAATTCTTTTGGTACTCCACCAACTAATTCAGAACCACTACCAACTTCAGATACAATATTATTTGCACCAGTATAAGAATGAAATACACTGTTAAGAAGTTTAACTTGTCCTGGTGTCCAAACATCTACACCACTTGAATCATTGAATCTATTAGATACATTTGCAAAGTCAGTACCTGGTTCGTAGTAGTTAATACCAGCACCATTGTGGAATGAAGACTGAGATCTTAGCCACCAACCAAGAAGCGACTGCTCGCCTGGTTCTGCCGAGTTATCAAACTGATCTTTCTTGTACTGAGCAGTTTCTCTACGATATGGAGATTGATTGTTTGCATCTAGCACAAATGGAATACTACCAATAGCAATATCATAAGCAATATTGGTAGGAGTAAAAGAAGTTTGTTCTGCACTAAGAGATAAATCTAATAATACATCTTCAGTAATATCAAACGGCGGTGTTGTCATTTAGATTCCATGCTTCCATTTAGCGTCTTCGGTTGCTCCGACTCCATCATACATACGTGCTTGAGAATCAAGCCATGTACTTCCATTCCACACCTTAGGAAGAGTAGTTACCCAAGTTGTATCATTCCATACCTTTGCAACTCCACCAAGTGTCTTTGCTGTTAACGAAGCAGCAGCACCTTCACCTGCATCGTTTCTAGCAGTAACCGTATAGGAGTAATCAGTATATGGAGCAAGACCAGTATGGGTGTATGAAGTTGCTCCACTATTTTGAAGCACCGTGCTTCCAGTTCGTAATACGTAACCATCTACGCTTTCCCCACCATTGCTAGATGGTCCACCCCAAGATAAAGTTAATTGTCCAAATACAGAAGAGTTAGCACTAAAAGATGTTGGTGCGCTAGGAACTGTACGTGGTGTACTAGTTGTACTAGTATAAGAGCCAGCCTGACCATAAGCGTTAACCGCACGAACGTATACAGTTAAAGCACTTCCATTGGTTCCACCAACATTAAATGGATTCGATGGAGTTGTATACCAATTAACTAGATTGGTTGAGTATTGATAATAAGAAACTCCACCAGTTCCTCCATCACCTGGTGCTCCGTAAGTTACGGTAATTCCACCATTATAAGGCGAAGAAGAGGCACTAGGTGCGCTAGGTGGTAAAGGACTGGGAACTGTTGGAGTTGTGGATGCTATAGAAACCGATGGAGATATACTATTATATGTACCTTCAACTGTAGCACCAAAAGTTACTGACCCAGGATTTGCACCGTAAGTGTATAAATAAGTTTTTGTTCCGCGTTTAGTAGGACTTCCACCTTGAGTGTTGTTGTAACTAAAATTAGAACCAAGATTATTGCTAATATTAATTGATTGATTATCATTGTAGGTATACTGATTTTCTGTCCATACTTCTACGGTAGCAGTTGTAGTAGTAGAACCATAGGTAACACCAGACCAAGATATGTCCAGACCCACACGCATACCATTGCCGCCCCCATATTTCCAGGAACCCCATTGAATAGCCATGTTATAGTCCTGTTACTTGGAACCAGATGTCTCCAACTGCCAATGCTGTAGGTGTTGCAGACTGTACAAATACAGTTCTACCCGCTGAAGCACTTGCAACTCTTGCTAACTTAGATGTATCAGCAATACCATGTATTGCAGTAGTATCTGTTTCGTGTGTAGTTAATGCAGAACTAGCAGTAGTACCAACTGTAGTTGCAGCATTATCTGCATATGTCTTTGTTGCTAATGCAGAAGTATCTGCAATTCCATGAATGGCAGTAGTGTCAGCCTCATGTGCAACAAGAGATGCAGTACTTGCTTTAGCAGCAAGATCAGTTGTAAGATTAGTTACTGCAGATTGAGGAATAGCAACAAATGTATTCGTTGCACCACTAATTGTTTTTTGAGTTAATGCTTGTTCACCACTAGTTCCTACAACATTGCCACTAACGCCATGTACTGAAGCACTAGCATCAATGTGATCTTGTGGTTCACGTAGATCTCGAGCAGTAATCATGTGACGTACTGCAGCACCAGCATCATGTGCTTGACGCTCAGTGCCATCTTGTCCACGTTCTACAGTAAGAGTTCCATCCATTGCGGAAGTTACATTTACAATTTCTTCACTAGCCGTATCTACGTCTACTACTAGTGTGTATGGGTATGCTTGAGGAAATGTTGCTGCTGCAGCATTCGGTACATACATAGTTACATCTGAAATACCATCACCAAGTGATGAAGACAGTGTAGTTGCTATAGCGGTTGAAGTATATTTACGTGCCATTGTTTACCTCGTACGGTGGATTCGGATAGGGTTGCGATCTGTAAGTTTCATTGATTCTTCATTTAGACGTTGTTGATATAGAGCAAGCAAGTACTTAGATGCATTAGTACCAGCACCATATGAACGTCCAGCAATCTGTGACTGCTGATCTGCTTCAGCAGAACCAAATGTTAAACGACCTGGATCAATAAAGGATGCTAGTCTCCATGTTGCACCAAGAATAATTACATCCTTGCACGAAGATGGAAGTCCAGTTACAATTTCAAAATCATCATCATCTGTATCCATTACTGTCGGAGCAGCACTGTAAAATACTTGTACTGTACGACCAGCAGGAATACCACTATATAAACTAATACTATTCTTAGAGTTAAAAGAATCAACATTAGCCATAGAGTCAATGCGGTAGTTACGAACTGGAACCCATTCTTTAGATGGACCAATAGACTCGTACGCTACAGCAAGAATTGTTTCTGCTTCATCAGGTAATGCGTACGTAGTACGTGCTGGACTGTATGAAAATGTATGAGTAGAGGTAGTATACAAAGAAGGAAATACCGCTTCAATAGTTTCATTAATAGCATTACGTACATCAACGGTAGGAAAAGTAGGAGCAATAATTACTCTTGTTCCTTGTTGATGTGAAGATGCATTAGTACCATCGTAACCACGACCATAGGGTGGAACAGAAATTGTATTACTGTTTCTATCAAACGAATCAATATAGATTAACTCGTTATCAATTTCAATTAAACCTGTAGAAATATTCTGAGTAGATCCAATTACAATTGAAGTATCAGTTGACCCAAGAGGAGCAGACAAATAAGTCTGACGATCTTGACGTAGCGTATAACCAGCCAGTTTACGCATGACTTCGTTAGTCATAGTTTTGAATGTTGCCATTACCATTTAGCCTTATCTGCCCAGTATGCTGCGGACATTTTGCCCTTTGAAATATTTTTTGCGTGACGTGCTTTGAATGACTTTCTACGTGCAGCATAGGAGGCTGACTCCCCTGATTTCTTAGGGGAGCCAGACACACCTTGCTGACCAAAGCGAATAGTCTTAACCTTATCCCCCTCTTTAGCCACAACAACGTGTGACTTAGTAGGGTGACTAGGTGTACGCTTTGGCTTGTTGTAGCCAGAAACACCTGCACGTGCTAGACGTGGATCTTTCTTTGCTGTCATGATTTATGGATTTCTTTTGTAGCGACCAGTTGATGGTGATGCACTAGGCTTTGGATTCTTTACAGTTGCACCTTTAGTTGAACCCTTGGCTGGCTTGGTGTTCTTTTTCTTTTGTGCCTGAGTTTCCATCAACTTGCTCTTGGCTTTGGAAGCGGCTTTCTTTTTTGCCGTAGCCATTTGCGATGCAGTTGGCTTAGGATTTCCAGCAGTTGCTTTCATAGCCTTTGGGTTAATGCCAGTCTTTAGGTACATAAAAGAACTGTCTGAACTTTTTTTACCAAGAGACTTAAGATCATCCATTCCAGAATACTTTTGTCCAGCGCCTTTTCCTACAGAGTAACCGTAATTTCCATTACCGCTTCCTGTTCGCTCCAAAGTAGAACCTGGAGCCTTGTAACCTTCTTGCTTGGTTCCACCAACTGGCTTCATGTAATCTTTGTTACCTGATTTTGCCTTAGGCTTTGCCTTAGCACCTGGCTTTGTCTTTGATACCATCTTTGGTGTTGTCTTTTTAATTTTGTAATCTCTTGGTTTGTCAGCCATGATTAACGACCTCTTGGAGCGTTTGGCTTCTTATTCTTTGCTTTTACGTTTATACGTGCATTACGCGAAACATTTCCAGCAGAACGGTCAAGACGTAAATCTCCATCTTTGTCCCTAACGGTTCTAGCAGCACTTGTTCCAGCCTTGCCAGTTTTTGCAGCAGTTCCGACTTCTTTAACTTGCTTCATAAGTGACTTAGCACCAGACTTAGCGGCTGGATTTCTTGGGTTTCGTACAGGTCCACCACTATTTACCCAAGCAGAGGTTTCTCCTTTTGCATTTTTGTAGTAAGTTTTACCTTCTCTTAATGCTTTGTCTTTCTTTGTGTTTTTATCTACTCCCCAGTATGCAGAAGCGTAGTTGTACTTTGCAATAGTTCCAACTTCAGTCACAATGTCACGTGCTTCGCGAGCAGTAACACCTGCTCTTTTTTGAACAACCTTAATTGCTTTTTGTACTTGAGCAGCCTTTTGCTGTGCTGGTGTCTTTTTACTTGACTGACCTTTAACAGCCATCTTTGCCATTGGCTTCTTGCTTCCGCCAGATTCTTTTTTGATTGCCATTTTATTTTTTTCCTGTTCTATTGTTATAACTTGCTACCATAGGCATAACCAGTTTTATTGGATACTTCTATAGCCTTTTGGATATCTTTAGTCTTGGTTGAATCAGGTTGTATACCTTGCTTACGTGCTTCACGATACAAACCAAGTTCTTTATCTACTTTCTTAGCACCCATATCTATATTGGATTTAGCATCTCCAGCATTCATAGATACATTAGATACCTTACACATAAAGCATCCATCCACATATTCTGGATGTACTTGCCTTTGATGTATAGACATTAATTGCTCCTTAGACTAGTTTTGTCTACCGCAATTCTAGCATCTTGTAGGCAATCCCAATAGGATTCATGGTCCTGTGTCTTACATCCAGTGCGACAAGCCATAATTATTCAGCAATCAACTTTGAGTTTAAGAACTCAATTTTTTCTTCAATCTTAACTAGATTACGTTCCCAAAATTCTTTGTCAGCAACTTCATTAGAATCAAGTTGTTTACCACTATTAATTTTGTGAGCATAAAAATCAAGGTTCAACTGAGTTGAAGACTGGTTATTTAATTCGGTGACTAAAGCCATTTCAATGGCTGTACCACCAAAGTCGTTGTGTAACGCTTCATTCATTATTGTATTCCTTAGTGTTTGATAATGTAGTTAACTACGATGTATGGTTGTAAATTTGTGTGTGCATCAACAGCATCTGCTGCTGCAACACCATTAACAGTAATAGCGTGTTGGTGAAATGCGCTACGACCACCAGTACCAAATGCGTGAGTGTGGTTAGTGTTAATACCACCAGTACCGTAACTCTGTGTTCCCTGAGAAGCAGCACCAGAAGAGTCGTAACGACCAGCACCATCACCAGTAGAGTCAGTTGTTTCAGTAAATGAAAAACCGTGAGCGTGGTCTGCAGAAACAGTACCAGTAGAACCAGAGTGAGTGTGGTCTGTATTATCGTTACCCGAACTTGCAGAGTGATCATGTGCACGAAGACCAGATTGATTGGCAGTTAAAGTTACAGACTTAGCACCACCAGTTTCACCTAGTGCGTCAAACTCTGTATGACCTGAGTGAGCACCAACAGGTACACGACTACGTAAGTCTGGAATATTAAATGTAGTTGAACCATCACCTACGCCGTAGGTTGTACCAATGGCTGTAAACAAATCAGCGTATGTAGTACGACTAATGGCTGAACCATTACACAACAACCACCCAGAAGGAGCAGTGTTGGTTGCAGTCATAGTTAACATACCTGCAGGTAGTGCCGCTGGTGGTCCAGTGAATGGAATGTAATCGGCTAGTCCTTCGTCATAGACGTAACCTACTCTTGATGCTGTCATTATCTTTGTCCTTAACGCTTTGCAATTTCGCGAACATTAATGCGTCCGTAATGTTGTAAACCATTATTACCAGAGAGCAATGTAGCAGTTCCCGAGAGAACATTTATATCATTAGCAACATTAACGGTTGACGTTCCATCGTAAGCCCTCATGTAAAATCTAAATCTTACGTTAAAACTCGTGGATATTCCAGGGTCAATCGTCATTGAATTATAATAAGAACCAATATCTTGTGAGGAAAGGTGCATTACTCCACCATCATATCCAGATGAACCTAAACTTGACCAAGAAGTACCACCGTCAAAACTAACTTGAGGTTCAATATAAACACCACCCCATGAAGCACTATCATTTCTGCAAGGAAATAAATAGTCCATTTCTATAATAGAATTACCTTTAATATCTGGGATGTTGTCAAATGTTACTGCAAGTGTCCATGAGGTTGAAAAAGAATATCCAGTGGATGGAGTTGTTTGTACTACAGTTTTTCTAACATAGTAGCCATCGTTTCTTGCTTTATCTCTTGCTCTAGTCATTACCCAATCGCCTCAATCGTTAGTACTGGTAAGTTAAACTGGTCTCCACCAGTTCCAATCCAATAAACAGTTCCGTTTAGGTCTGCGCTATTTGCTCCATCTGAGTAAGCACGAAATTGCATTTTAAGATTTTTTGCAGTAGTCCAAGTTGATTGACGACCAACATTTGAATCTGCTGTGCCACCAATATTAATTACCCATTCAAAGGAATCACGAGTTTCATTATATACAGCAGAGCGATTATGACGAGCCCTTGTAACCTCAACACCATCAATGTAAAAAGTATAGTGATTAATACTATGTGAGGTATCTCGCCAGTATGAAGAAAAGTTGTAAGTATACTTAACTTGTTTTGTTCCTGGAGGTGGATTGTAACTTAAAGAGGAACCAGTAATATCTACAAAACTATTTGGAGCATTTTGCTGACCAGTTACATTTGTAAATGTATATGTTCCGTTGTATCCAACTACAGATGAACCATCGCATACGCTAGAAATTCTTTCAATAATCTCACCAGGGCGAGAGGCGATTGTCCATTGAGTTCCATCCCAAGTTAGAGATGCTTTCTTATCTGTTTCATAAATCTTTTGACCAGTGTATGGAGATGCTGGTCGTGTCGTAGAAGTGCAGACAGTGTAACTTGAATACTTAGCATCAACTTGTGCCTGAGTATAAGTATCAGCAACTCCTTGCAGTACATGTGAATGCACTTCAACTATATCATCAACCGCAGCACCAGATGCTAGTGATACTACAAGTCCATCAGAAGCAGTGTAGTCTGAGCCGCGAACGAGAAGAACACCATTAAGAAAAACTTGTTCTTCTGCAGGAGTATAAGTTAATGAGATACTATTGTTTCCCATCCCACTAAAAACCGTTTGTCCAGAAGTTGCTGTTTTTACCCAACGTGTTGTTATAGCAAGTGTAGGTACAAAGTTGTACAATGCATCACTATCAGAGTCAATCCAGATAGCACCATTAGTACCTAATGTAGGTTCAGTTGGTTGATAGGTAGAAGCCATACTTCCAGCAGGACCTTCAGGTCCAATTTCACCTTGAGGTCCAGTTGCTCCAGTAGGACCAGCAGGTCCCTCTGGACCAGTTAAACCAGTATCACCTTGTGGACCAGTAGTTCCTTGAGGACCTTCAATACCTTGCGGTCCTTCAGGACCAACCTCTCCTTGAATTCCTTGCTCGCCTTGAATACCTTGCGGTCCCTCTGGACCGACTTCACCCTGTGGTCCTTCAATACCCTGTGGTCCTTGTGGACCCTCAGGTCCAGTTGGACCTAATTCACCTTGGATACCTTGAGGTCCCTGAGGACCAGCAATACCAACAGCACCAGAAAGATTTACAGTCCAAGTTGCATAAGTGCCTGACCCATCAGCATCAGTAATCTGTGCAACCATGACCCCAGTGGCAGGATTGTAAGAATCAATTTCTCCGTGCATATGATTTGAAATATCATGCGATACGAGAACTGTTTGATTTGTAGAATAAGATAACCCTGTTCCAACTGTTAATGTTAAAGTTCCACTAGTGGCAATAGTTAAACTAGTAGTAGATGTAGTTTCGTATTTATCTCCATCAAAACCAGGATCACCTTGATCACCTGTGTCTCCCTTAATACCTTGTATACCTTGTGGTCCTTGTATACCAGTCTCACCTTGAATTCCCTGTGGACCTACTTCGCCCTGAATTCCTTGGATACCTTGTTCGCCTTGCGGACCAATCTCGCCTTGGATCCCTTGGATACCCTGCTCACCCTGTATACCCTGAGGTCCAATTTCTCCTTGGATACCCTGAATACCTTGCGGTCCTTGCGGACCAATAAATGAATATAAATTCCAGTATACACCAATTGCTGCACCTGCGGGTACAATCGCATCATTGTTAGCAAGACAAATAAAATAGTTTCCGTTGTACTCTACAATTTCACCAGCAAGATACTGATCTGCCAGAACCCTACGGGTATCAAATTGAAAGCCAGGAAAGCCTATATCTCCCTGTATGCCTTGTATTCCTTGAGGACCTTGCTCTCCTACTAGATCAAGTAGAAAGTCGCTCTCCGTGCCGCTGTTGCCCTCTGAGAGCCATACCTCGTAAGCGTTGTCTCCAACCTCACCTTGTATACCTTGAATACCTTGTATGCCTTGGATTCCCTGAATGCCCTGAATACCTTGAGAACCAGTAGGACCCTGAGGTCCTTGAAGATTAGATACAACTACTTCAGTTTCTTGGACTACATCTCCACCGAGGGAAACGTCATAAACAACTTCTTCGATTGTTACGGTAGTTGACTGTATCTCTTCATTAATGATAACGGTAATCTCTGACATTAGGCTACCTCTGCTGATACGATAAAGCGTCCTTCTAAGATACGAGTAACAGTTAGATCAGGTGATGTAAGTTCAATATTGTAAGTCCATCTACCAGATGGAATAGAAGTCATTGTAACTGCTGATGCAGTAATTGAAACACCACCGATATTGTTTAGAGTGATGTCTTCATTTGCTGAAGAAAGATCAAGTAAATTTGTTGCAGAAGAAGTAGACTTACTAACGTGCATGTCTGCCGAGTAGTCAGTTAAGTCCCATGCAATACCATCTGTTTTAACAGTAAAGTTAAGATTAAATGTAGCACCTTGATCTGCTACGATATTGTACTTACCAGCCATTATGCTTTACCTTCAACGTGTTGTTCGATATGTGTATCAAGACGACCTTCAACTCTGTCAATCTGATTTGCTAAACCTTGAATTGCAACTTTAATTTCTGCTGTAGTTTTGGCTACATCTGGAAGGCTCCTGCCTCCATTAGCATTAGGTTGAATTGGTCTTGTATGTTCTTCAATTAATCTTTTAAGTGGAATAACCACAAGCCATCTTCCTAACACTGTGAGAATACCGATACTCATTGTAACGATACTTAGGATTTGAACTAGTTCTGATGTAGGCATTACAAAGCCGTAACTTCGTAGCCAACAGCCTCAAGGCTTGCTGCTTCTTCAGCGTCTACTGTGTAGACATATCCTCCAATGTAAACAACATCAGCAGACTCTAGTTCATCTGTAGTTGGATAACGTACTTCGTAGTATTCCGATCCAATCTTTAAGACGGTAATTCCTTGTGGAGTGGTATAGCGCATAAGTAAGCGACCATAACCCATAGGGTTTTCTTTAGATGAAGGGGGAATGAATTTGAACATATATTGTTATCCTTATTAGAAATTACGAATATAACCCCACCCCCAGAGAATAACTCTGGGAGTGAGATTACTAATTAGTAATTAGTCGGCGATGCTTGAACCTGATTCAACACGGTAAAGTGCTGCATCACGGTAGATAGCATGACCTAGAATACCGTGCCAACCAATTGGCATCTTACGCTTCAATGGGTCAACTACGTTACCAATAACCACGTGTGGTTCGATAGCAACTGCTTCAGCAAGTGCTTGCTGTCCACAGAAGATCGTTGGGTAAACGCCATCAGTTGCCTCTAGGCGTGGTGATTCTACGAAGAATGCACCTTCAAATGATCCAACTTCACCGTTGTATAGGTTAGCGGAATCAACGTAGGTGTGTGGTGCGCGCCAGTCGGCGTTACCTGCATTCTCTGCACGAAGGTCATGGGATACGTCTGGGTGAATACCAGCCCAGTACATGCTTCCCTTGCGACCTGATGCCTTGTTGCCACGCAACTTAGCAACGATGTAACGAACATCTGATGCTTCGATTGTGCCAGTGGCATCTACGCCACCGCCAGCATTGCGTACATTTGTACCTTCAAGAAGTGCGTCAAGTACCAACTTGTCAACACTGTCTGCAAGGTTGTATGCAATTAGGTTTGCAAGAGCAGCATCAACTGGGGCAAATGATAGTGAGCCTAAGCGAATGGTGCTCATTGCAACCTTACCGCGCTCCTTGAGAACAAGGTTCACGATTTCTGGAGTTGCAACTGACTCGGCATCTGGATCGATGATTTCGTCTAGTTCTTCTGTGGTGCGGGTTAGATCGTTGTAGATCTGTAGCGACACAGTTGAACCAGGCATTGCCTGTTGTGCTGGACGCTTATCTACGATTGTACGTAGAAGTGGCTGACTACGAAGTTCAAACTCAACGAGACGGTCATATGCCTTCTGGATTAAACCAGCGGAGCCTACGGTACCACCAAGTGAGGATGCAGTCGTGTCAGTGTAGCCATCTAATGCTGACATTTATATTATCCTTATAGGTTAGATTGTTTGCGAATTACTCAGTTCCAAGTAGAAGTGCAAGCAATTCTTCTTGGCTTTGAGCATTGTTAATGGCACTCATCATGTCATTAACGGTATCTGGAGAAAGAGCACTACCTGTAGTTGCATCAATTTGCTGCAACGTAGTTAGGTCTTCATTCATTACCTGTTCTTTAGATTGGGCAACGACTCCAAATAACTCACCGTTTTCTTCTAGCCATGCTGAAATGTCCTCTGGACTATTCGTTGCATCACTTGGAATAAACCGTGCGATCTTTGGATTAACGCCCTTCTCAGATAAGACTTGGCTGACACTCGCTTCACGTTGAACCTTACGTATTGATTCTAGTTCTGCTTCAAGTTCCTTGACTCGCTTATCCTTGGCACGTTCTGCTCGGCGTAGTTTTGTAACTAGTGCCTTGCCATTTACCTCGGTATCTTCGATGTCAGAGAACTCGTCCTCGTCATACCAGTCTTCGTTATTGTTGCTCATCGCAACCATTCTCCCTTACTTGTTGTTAGCGTACTTGGCTCAATTGCATACAGGGGTATATGCATTGGTAGTACTACCAGTCTTTTACATCACTGGGGCTGGTCTATCCAGTGAGAGTTTTATATTTGTCCAGACTTTTTGCGAGAAAGCGATCCAGTTTGGATACCACTTTGCCCACTAAAGGCTCCACGAGCCTGAGATGCTAGACGCTTTGTACGTGTGGATGTTTGACCTAAAAGATTTTCTGCTTCTAGTTCTCTTTGAAGTCCTTGTGGATCTACATCTTCTCCATAGATACGCGATGCTTGTTCGTAACCACTGCGTTGTTGGGAAATTTTAGACAATCCCTTTGCTGCATCCTCACGTGTTACACCTTGTGCTTCAAGATCCGCTGCAGTATTCTGCAGGGTAATACCAGCAGTGCTTGCTTCAGCAAGAATCTCTGCTTGACCAAGACGTGTCTTAAGAAATTGAGATCCCTCAGTACCCATCAAAAGACTACGTGCTAAATCTCTGTCTGAAATTCCTGGATACATTTGATTTAACTGACGCTTAAGTGCTGGATCAGCCTTATTAACTTTATCTACTGCCATACTAAATCGTTGCTGTAGTTCAACGGGAGATACATCTCCACCAATAAACTGTGCGTAGTTTGTTCGTGTTGCAAGATCACCCATACCGTACGATCTTAAAGTTTCATTGTATGCACGTTCATTGTAAAGATACTCAGACTCACTAAGAACCTGTAGACCTGCTGTTCTACGAGCATCGTTACCAGCAAAGCGTTGTCTGTACTCATCTGTTTGACGTAGTTGAGTCTTAATAGTTTCTTTCATGTCTACGCCGTACTCAGTAATTAATTGAGTTAATCTAGTGGCTAGACTTTCAAGACCATACGTTTGTAGTTGAGCATAGATCTCATCATAAATACTTTGTGTTGTTGCTGGCATTTTATATTAATCCAAACGTAGATAGTACATCATTTACAATAGTGTTTGAAGATTCTTTAGCATTTTTTGTTCTTGCCCAACGTGGATCCTGACGTAGTTCTTGTTCAAACTGAAACAGGTTTTTCTTTCCACCCTGACCATCACCAACAGACATTGCTTGTCTAATTAAAGTATCATCCAAACTAACTTCATCAATACCAACTTCTAAAAGATTAGCCATTGAAGAGCGATAG